TTATTCTGTCAGCGTTTCGCAGCTTAAGTAAGACAAGAAACCATGACCATTAATTACATGTCGCACTTCTTTGACAAACCAACGCTTATCTAATGCGCTTTGAGTCCCTTGCACTTCAACAACAGCGCCCGCCATAATGTCTGGATTACCGTAAACCACCATATCTGCACTGACATGCGCCCGTGTAAGTTGCGCCAATTTGCTGTCTGCGGCATGCTGCGCACTTGCTTCATCGGCGTACGTATACGGTAACGTTAAGCTCGGCGTGCCACCGCCAGCAGAGACTGTTTGCAACTGTGCAATACCTAGATCGTGATACTTAGCCACGACCTCTTTAGTCAATCGATAGTGCAAGGTGTTGAACTTCCAATCAATGATCCACTTTGGTTCAAGCGTGACCTGTGGTAAAGGCTGGCCAGACAAAGAACGACCTGTGCCTTTTTTCATGAAAATAAGGTTGTCATTGATAATTTTCATTACCGCATCGTGCTGCTGTGCAAGCTTACTCATCAGCTGCATGTCACTTTCACTTTGCTCGATTTGCGGTAACGTAATGCTATCTAACGCAGGGGCAATTCGAGGGGTCAACCCGTACTCCTGGGCAATATCAGAAATAACACTGCCAAGTGTGAGCGGGCTTTCAGGGTCACTGGGCCAAGATTTGAGTTTGGCTGCTTTTAAATTTTGATCCCATAGGACCTTATTTCCAACCAATTCAAGCGCCCTCACCGGCCCTGTGATCTGATACTCTCCAACTTGAAATTCACCCATCTCGACACTGGGCGCTTTGCTATCTTCCGTTCCCTGCTTATAACCCATTGCTATCTCCAACTTATCCGTTGGCTGTGGCAATGTGATCGGCGCTTTTTCTAAGTTATCAAACTTAACAACACACATATCGCTTAACAAACCAGTACGTAAGGTCACGCTCACTTCGGCGATTCTATCTCGTAGCTGTTCAGCGACTTCGTTGCCATTGGCTTTCACTGAATATTGCGGCTGTAATTCCATGACCCTCTACTCCCAGATATTAATCTCTCGCTGCACTTTGGGCTTAGGCACATCAGGTAATACAATCTTGATGTTTTCCGGATAAATCGGTCCCAAATCAGCTAGGCCATAGTTTGCTTCCAGCACACGCTCTACCATGCCCGCACTGCGTCCATAGTGTCGAAAACAGATGAGATCGAGACAGTCTCCATCCCGGGTTATGTAGCTCACAGCACTCATGATGATGCTCCTTCATTACCATCGTAACGAGACAATCGCATACTAAATTGAATTTCTCTTGGAATACCATCATTCAAAAACAAGGTACGGGTTTCATTAATGGATTTAATAACCCACTTGCCAAGAACTCGGCCTACACTCGGGCTAGATTTGCCGCTTTCTTCAACGTAAGTCAAAGTTAAAGGCACACCTTGAGTCGCTTCATCTCGCATAAAATCAAGTTGCTTTAAACCATTTTCAACCAATTGTGGGAAAATTGTCCCCTCTAACTCTAAGGTTTGTTCACCAACACCAATAAACTGCTTAACCGGACTATTTTTGTCGGTTTGTGATTCAAGATCTTTCCAGCGATATTCAGTATTAAACTGTAGTTTTTGAAATGCCGCTGTACTGACAGAAAACTTGTATTCACCCAGCTGCATCATGTAGTTGGCATGATTGATCTTTGCCATCGAAAGTCCTCTTAAAAAAGCTTAAGGGGATGACCCCTTAAGCTACCTCGTTGTAATACCGAGCGCGGTAATCGCGCATCGCCTGTTGCTGTTGCTGCTCTAAAACTTGCTTGACTTGTAACGCAATCTCGTGAGCTTGCTGTTCACTTTGCGCATTCACCGTGATATTCGCATTAACAGTAATATTGCCCGCCACTTCCTGAGTATGCATATCACTGCTTATTTGCGATTGAGATGTACTCGGTTCGGCAAGTGCATTTGGTGTTGGCGTCGATAACAGCCCTTTTGCTTTTGACGCCTCTGATTGCTCAGGCTTATCACTGCCAAATAGGCTGGCGAAGAAGTCTCCTCCTACTTGAGACATCACAGTATTAGTCAAGTAACCCGCCACCGGGGCAAGGAACTTGCCATATTTGGGAATTTTCCCAACTAGGTGTGAAACGCCTTCAGAGCTCAATGCTCCTGTCAGTGTGCCACCAATCGTTTGTGCCTTTTCCTGTGTCGATAACTCATCATTTGCCGCCGCTTGATAGATGGTGTGGCCATTTAACGCGTGGCCAAGTAACTGGCCTTGCTGCGATGCTTTGTGCCACTTTCCAGCTTGCTTGCCTGAAGCCTGCTCAACCGCCGCCATCGTGCCCATCACCATATTGGCTTCGTTGATAACATTATCTTTGACAAACTGAAGAGGTGTCTGTGCATGACTCGATGCAGCTTGCGATGCCGAGTTGCTTGCTTCACTAAATTGAACTTCCGCTTGGCCCTGCGCTAAGGTGTTGGATACACTTGCTGTTTTTTCAACTTTTTCAGTGTTTTCTTTTGGCTCATCGTCAAAGAACCAACCGCCAAGGGTATCGCCTAGGAACGAACCAACAGATTCGCCACCAAATGCGCCAATTGCACCGCCGACAATACCACCGATCGCAGTCCCTACTACGGGAATAACGGAGCCTATTGCAGCGCCTGCCGCGGCACCTGCCATCGCACCGCCCATACCACCTACAGCACCACCGACTCGGCTGGTTTTTTCCTGCTTGCTCAGTGAGTCGTCGCTCAAAGCTGAGTAGGCATCCAACGCCCCCATCGCCACCGTTAAAGGCGTGGCCAATTTACCTAAATATTTACCAGGTCCTTTTGTTAAGGTAGATAATGCACCACCTTTCTTACCAAAAAACTGGCCTAACTTAGAAAACATAGGATCATTTGCTGCTGGCGCTTTAAATGATTTAGGAGCTTTCACTTTGGGGCGCTTTGCAGGTTTTGCCTTACCGCCATCCAGCACCTTTAAAGCAGGCTTAGCTGGTTTTTTAGGTTTATGTTTTGTCTCTTTTGAAGTCTCATTCAACTTGGCAGCTTTGCGCTGTGCTGCTTCATCATTCGCTACACTTTTCGCTTTAGACTTGTTGCGCTTAGCTGGCTTTTTGCGTCGCTTCTTCGACTTTTTCTTTGCTTTTTTGGACTTTTCCTCTCGCTCATTTTCACCGTCAAATAACGAGTCTAAGCCGAGGTCACCCAAGCCAAATTCCGCCAAGAGGTCTGGTACAGCCCCCGTTAATGACGACAAATCACCATTTAAAATGCCTTTAAAGTCGAGCTTTTCAATCAGAGCTGAGTGCTTAGTGAAAAGGCTCGCCGCGTCCTGTAAACCAAATGCGTTTAATAATTCAGGAGCTTGCTGCATCAAAGAGCTCAAGTCGCCCTCTAAAATGGCCTTGGTATCGAGCTTTTGCAGTGCCGGTAAGGCCGCATCTAGCGTGGCACTCACCTCATCCAAACCCGCCGCTTTTAACAGTCCTGGGGCTGCCGACATCAAGCTCGATACATCGCCACTGGCAATGCCTTTTAAATCCAGCTGTTGCAGTGCCGGTAGCGCGGCCGTGAGTGTTTCCGAGGCTTCACCTAATCCTGCTGCTTTTAAAAGCCCAGGCGCCGCCGACATCAAGCTTGATACATCACCACCAGCAATCCCCTTTAAATCTAGCTGTTGCAGCGCTGGCAGAGCAGCCCCAAGTGTTTCAGAGGCCTCATTTAAGCCAACCGACGCAAGCAAATCAGGCGCCGCCGACATCAAGCTTGATACATCACCGCTGGCAATACCTTTTAAGTCAAGCTGCTGTAGCGCTGGCAATGCAGCCCCAAGTGTTTCAGAGGCCTCATTTAATCCAACCGACGCCAATAAATCAGGCGCCGCCGACATTAAACTCGAAATGTCTCCACCTGCAATGCCTTTTAGATCTAGCTGCTGTAATGCAGGCATGGCTGCACTTAAAGTATTGGAAACCTGTTCAAACCCTGCTGATTTAAGTAGTTCAGGCGCGATACTAACAACCTGACTTAAATCACCGTCAATCACACTTGCAAGATCTAGCTGTGACAACGCGGGAATATGCTGAGCCAATGATTGTTGAACAGCAGATAAATCTATTGCTTTGAGAAGTTCAGGCGCCGCACTTTGCAAACTACTTAAATCACCTTGCATTACTGCCGCAATGTCCACTTGTTCTAGGGCAGGTAATGCTTGCTCTATAGCTTGTGCAGCACTGGACATGTCTAGCGCTTTGAATACTTCTGGCGTTGCATCAACTATGCTCGAGAGATCGCCATTGAGAAGCTCTTTAACATTAAGCGCTTCAACGACCGGCAGTGCGCCTTCCAGTGTTTTTGCAGCCTCAGACAAATCAAAAGCATTTAACAACTCAGGCGCTGCGCTGGCTAAGCTTGTAATATCTCCCTCAAAAACATCTTTGAAGTTAACCGATGATATTGCAGGCAGTGATTGCTTAACCACGTCACTGGCTTTATCAAAACCAAATGTTTCAAGTACCTGTGGCGCACTTTGGATCAACGCCTGAAGATCTTCGTTGAAAGTATCACTACGAGTACCTTGTGCAATTCCCTGCGTAGCACTGATGATATCGCCGCTCATTTGTGCAATACCAAGCGCATCAACCATGACAGGCGCCGCTTGACGCAATGTATCGAGTTGTAACTCTAACGTGTTTTGAGCATCAGTACTTTTAACTTGCGCACTCGCCGTTGCTAAAGACTCGCTCAACGCATTGATGGGTAAACCATCGTAAAGCTGTGGCAGTGCCACCTGTAGCTGCGCCAACTCATTGCTTGCAGCCGTTTGTAATTGCTGAAAATCTAGCGCCGACACTTGCTGTGCAAGTGATTTAATTGCACCGCTTAAGCCAGTCCCATCACCAATTTTTGCATCAACTTGTGCTTTTAAAGTTTCAGCTTGTTGCTCACTTTGAGCCGCTTGGAGCATTTGAGCACTGTGTGCTACCGCTCGATTAGATTTGGCTTGTACAGCAGAAAACTGAGTTAAATGGCTTGAAATAATTTTGCTGGAATTGCCCAGCAATTCATTGACATTCACATTTGCTAACTGCCCTATCACAGCTTGTAATGAGCTGGTATCGAGCGGCTTTTTAGCTTTCACCAAGTTAGCAAGCATACTGCCTAATTGAACATTCGGATCAACCTGATCCTGCTTAGGTAGGCGGTACTTTACTTTGTTCTTTGAACGGCCTTTGGCAGACAATTCTTGATGTTTCATAATAATACCTAGGAAGAGAGATAAGCGGGAATGTATTGATTGCACATTGCAACGAACGGCAACGCGCCAAGGTTGATAGCTCAAGACCCTAAAACTGCGCTTAAGTCCTTGAGCTATCAAACTTGCGCTGGTGAAAAAAAGGCGGGTTACCCCGCCTCTGTTGCTTCTTTATAATCAACCGCTGCTTCAAACCACTCAATAAGTTCGTCTTCGGTCAGCGCGTTGAGTTCTTGCAAGCCCCACCCTGTGTACTTAGCCAGGGCAATCACCATTGCTTTTAGACGCTTGGGCGGGATACGAGAAAAGCCTGGAGTGCCTCACGCAACTTAACAAAGTCGCTCCAGTCTAACTCTTCGATAATATCGGGAGACACTTCACACAAATGTGAGAAGTAACGGATTTCGCTCTCAGATTCGCTAATATCCGCTTTATCAACCATTAACCGATCGCGCACTTTAGGTCGTCTCATTTTTAGTTCTGCATACTCATGCCCATCGACCGTAATAGGGAAAGTCAGTTTAATGATTTCAGTCATAGATTAAGCTCCGATTGTCTTGCGTAGGTTCGCCATGTGGTCAACACCCGCGATTTCGCGGATATCGTTGTACAGGTCGATGTTATAGATAACTTCGTTGTTCACTTCTAGCTTGTACTTTTGAACAGCGTATTGCAGTGTCATTTTCGCTTCTTCGCCATCTTTCCAGCTGCCCATGTCTACTTCTTTAAAGAAGCCATGTAATGTGACAACAACAGGCTCAGGTGCAGCACCTTGCTTCTGGATTGCGCCACGTGCAGTCAAGTTGATTGTTCTGCCAGTACCGCCCCAATCACCTAGCAGCTTAAGTACATCTGCGTTGTACTCAAGTAAGGTGATTGAACCTTCAAGCTTTTCAAGTTGACCAACATCTAGCTCAATTGGAGCTTGGAAACCAGAAGTTACTTCGCGAGTCTTCACTGTTACTTTCGGTAGTGAGATCTCATCTGCAATGCCAAGGTAACCCTTACCATCTACAAACAGCTTTGATTTTTTTAGGATTTTAGGAGACATTGCCATTATACGATTTCCTCTAAGTAGTTGTTAGTTAGAATGCTCTTGAACGTGATGTGCTCAGCAGGCGTCGGTGGTGTGAAGTCGAAGCTGAAGTACACTTTACCTGCTTGGATATTTTCAGGTGTGTTAAGGTCTTCATCAGCCCAGATTTGGCCACCTAAAATAGCACCTTGTGCTTTTAAGCTATCAAGGTAAGCCTGTACGCTTTCAGTCACGTCTTTGATGTAAGTTGATGTGATGTTGCGGTCAACTGCCCACATATGCGCACGAAGTAGAGAATCGTTGATCATATCCGCAGTACGAACTACCGAAAGGAATGCCCACTTAGGGTCTGTCGCACAAGTACGGTTACCCCATAGCTTGAAGCCATTTTGACGGATGATTGTAGACACTTCTTTTTCATTCAGTAAGTTTGCACGCGCATTCTTATCACCTAGCTGGAAGTCAACTGGACGAGCGGTACCAACAATGCCATTCATAGCAGTGTTACTTGGGCTCCACCAGAAACCACGGTCATTGTCTGATTTAGCAATCATACCCGCGACACGTGCACTAGCAGGCTCATTTACAACAGCACCTTCTTTGAATACTTTCACCTGAGGGTCAACCACATATACACGACGAGATGAACAATCACCACGATATGCAATCGCGTCTGCATCATTTGTGTTTGGACCGTCAGCAATGATCACAGCGCGAAGACGCTCTGCAATACCAACAAGCTCAGCAACAACTGGGTTAGCTGCGCCAGACGGGCGTTGGTGAGTGAATCCTGGAGCTACAAGGATACGAGGTGTTACGCCTAATACTGACTCAGCGCCTAAGAATGCATACGCACCTTCATAGCTACCGTCAGCAGCAACACCACCTTGAATGTTGGTCATCACAGCACTCTCATCAGCACCGTCGACACGCACAACAACCACAACTGCGCCCGCTTGGTCAAATACACCATCAATCGCAGCAGGCAGAGTACCTTGCTCACCTAACAACGCAGCTTCCGCACGTTTACCAGCAATTAAAACCGGTGTGTTAAGAGGAAACTTTTCAGCATCTGCTTGTGGAGCAGTACCAATCAGACCGATTACTGAGCTTTTTACTGTTTTAATTGGGCGCGTACCAGACTGCGCCTCGATGACTTCTACACCGTGTAGAAATTGCGACATAGATATCTCCTTTAAAGGTATGTCAATTAGCTAATAAAAAAGCCATGCAAACTGACTTGAAGGTTCAAGCAGATTGACATGGCTTAAGTTGATTAGTTATCTGTACGAATAAGTACAGAAGGAAGTTAATAATGAGAAGTTGACTGATATATCAACCAAGATAAATTAGAGTAAGATCCCTTCAATAGTGACCGGCTCGTTGTTAATGAGGTAAAGACCTTCAATAGTAATATCGACTTTACCTTCCCCCGCAGGGTGAACGGCCACTCCTTCAAGGCGAAAGCGCGGCTCCCACCTATCTAACGCGTTGGCAATTGACATCGTAATGTCGCCAACAAGATTATGAGAAAATGGCCTATCGACGAGTTCAAATAACCCGCAGCCATAATCACGGCGCATAACGCGGCTACCAAGTGGCGTTGTGACAATATCGCGAATACTCTGTTTTAAGTGTTCAACGCCACCTAATGGCTTTCCCGTTTTTGCGTTCATTCCTATCATGGTTTATCCCCCTATGGTAAAACTGCCAACACCAACGGCGATTTTGCCACCACAGTTGGTAGGATCACCAAGTCTGGCAACCGGTTTTCCTGCTATTGTAAAAGTGGATGCGCCCGCAGCAACGACCATTCCAGAATGTTTAACTTTAGGGTCAGCGATAAGTACGTGGTCGCTAATACTGTCACCGACTCTTAAAGCGGCAATTCCACCAACTGTAAACGAAGTTTGAGACGCAGAAATAGTGCCCGGGGCAAATCCCACGTGGACATCTGTGATCGCACCATCTACTGAAATAGCTGGCATCGGTTACTCCTGTGCACTAATATTTGCGCCGTTAAGTTTTAAAGTTGCTGATGCGAGTACTTCAACATTACTGCCCGTTGAAGTGACAGATACCGAATCACCTGTCAGACTTAAAGCGCCCGATGCAGTGATATCAATATTTGCGCCACCGCTTACGGAAACATTGTCCCCAACAGTAACATCCGCCGTTCCAGTCACATCGACCTGAGCAGCACCACCAATTTCTACCGTCGCGTTATTACCAATTACGACATTTGCGTCGTTGCCAACTGTGACATTGGTATCGTTATGACATTCCACATTAATATCCCCACCACAATAAATGTTTATCTTGGCGAGAGGATCTGCCTGCGGAATAAAAATATCGTATGCATGGTTTTCTCGGTCGTACTGAACAATCGCACCATCTTGATAGTGCGTGCGTTGAACATGTTCACGGGCTTGTGGCGCAATGGCCGGCAAAGCTTGAACGAGAGCGCCACCCGCACTGGTCGCATCGACAACATGGTTCATTTTGTAGTGAGGCTGTTCATGAGCATTCGCGTATAAACTACCAAGCACTATACCTTGTGCCATATCGCCACTTGGAGCTAATACCAATACTTGCTCACCCACTTCAGGGGCTTGCCAAGTCATATCTTGCGCAGCTTGATGAGTGAGCCAGGGCAATTTGGCCGTGAGCCACTCTCCAATACGCACCTTGACCCGAGCCAATTCATAATCAACCTCTTCAACCGTACCGATTGAAATTAACTTGGCAAAGCGATGCTGCATGTCAGATGCAGCCAGTTCAGACTGCTGTTGATTAGCTAACATAAATGCTCCTAAGTGGTCGTAGGTACTTTATTTATCAATTTGTACTCACCGCCTTTAGGGCCTAGGTACACTTCCGTGATCTCAGGACCAGCAGGCTCATCCGGATACTCAACTTGATAATAAAAGTCCCAAAAAAGCTGCGCTTTTGCCAAAGTTGAATTAACTTGGTAACTAAAGCTCATATCACTTTTTTGCGCGATAAAATGTTGCCAATGGATGGGCATTTCGTCCGCCATCACAAGTGCCTCACTCTGGGTTATCAGCTGGTCAAGTCGTTGCAACAGCGTCGCGTTGTCGGCGTCTTCCAACTCTATGTCTAGCTGCAACTGCAGCACTCTTCTGTCGAGTGAATTTGGACTGAGGTTTTTGTTATACGACGGTCCATAAGTGACACCTTTGTCGGCGCCTTTTGCCTGCAGTTCACTGGCTTGACGTTCGCCGAGCAGCTTGACTGTCAGTTGGGCTTGCTGCGTCAGATCTGGGTAGGGCTGTGTGGCTTTTAATAGCCCCACTTGTGCCACCCCTTGAAGTCCAGATGATAAGCGTTCAAGCACCTTATTGATTAAGGTACATCTTTGCATGAGGTTTATTACTCTTTGAAGTTAATACTGGTGATGGATGTGACTCGAAGGAAAAGGCGAGTCGAGATGGACGAAATGCCCAAATACGTTAAGCTGGAAATGGAAAGCGCGCTTTAATATTTGCCACACACGCAAACCAAGCTTGCTTACTTTCTTCCGTTTGATCATATTGCCACTCCATATACAGAGGATCTGACTCAGCGGTATACGCAATACGTCGAGCTTCTAACGCCTCGTCACGGGAGTAGATAAAAGTTAACTCACCAATTGGAATATCAATTTCATTTTGCTCGAGAAAATGGGCAATTTGCGCAGCACTCAAAACCTCTCCTATGGAAGCTATGAGCGCATCATTATGTTTTATTTGCATCGTGTTTCATCCCCTAAGCCATATTATTGTTGAGTACTAAGTTGCGCTGTGGCAACGGACACATCAGAAGGCTTGGCAAACTCTGGGTAAACGCCCCAACCTGCTTTGTCAAAATCAACAAAGCCGCTAACTGTGCCAAATAAACAAATTAACGCCTCGCCCTCTTCGAGCGTCGACGCGGATAGCCCAAGCTTAGTGTGCGGCCCGTAAAAAGACTTGGCCGGGCTGTCTGCTTTTTGATGATAACCAAGCAATTGCCATCCATTACTATAGTCTTTCACCGCTTGCATTGATCCCTCAACACTGCCTGACAGCAATTTGAAATAACAGCCTGTAGACAGCGCGCCTTGCTGGGAACCTGTCCAATAGTTGTTATCTATGCGCGCCGGATGAGCGGCAGTATTTCGTTTCCACTTTAAACGTAAGATATGAAATGGTGTGTTGACATAACCGTTGTACACATTGGAGCGAAAGTCTTGTGCAACGCCTCTACCAGTATGATCTGTGTCGTTGGCAGCTGCTGCATAGATAGTTGCTTCTTTGATCACCTCAAATCGCTCAAGTCCAATGGTCGTAAAGCCTTTAATCGCCGTGCCATTGTCATTGGGCTCCATCTTTTGATTTTTACTTAATAAGATATGGGACAGCTCAGCACGTGCGCCCCCCATATAGTTATCAAACTTGTTTTCAGCGTTCGTTACCGCATTATTTATTACACCAATTTGACTATTTACGGTGTCGCAAAGGGCATTGGCTCTTGCAGCTACATTGGTAAGACGCTCAGTGATTGATAGGTTATCATTTGACATACATATTGCCCTCAACCTATTTTAGCAATGGCGATTGAATTTGACTTCTGGCAAATTCGCGCTGTTTTTTGATTTCTTCAGGCATGGCAATACCAGTCTCAGACTCTCTGATCACATACCAATCTGTATCTTTCAAAAAAGCTCTTAAGTCGACGTCAATATCAAATTGACTACGCACTCCACCAAGCTCATCTTCTTGATTAATAATTTGCTCTAACATTTATTGCTCCCTCTCAAAAACTGGTCTTTCGAAATAACCCCAACGTCCCTCTGGCACTTTCCCTAACACGACACCAGGCAGTGCGATTAAGCAACTGGCGCCTTTACTTAGATAAAAGTGAGGACCAAAGTTGTAATATGCTCCACCAGATAAAACTGAGCCCGTATACATTCTCTCGTGCCATGTATTGTCGTTTGGCAACCTTGTACTGTCATCGCTCTGAGGGTATCCCATATGAACCTCTCCCTGCTCGACTTTTACCCAAGCCCCAAATGTAAATATGCCACTTTGTGGCAAAGCGCCTTGATAGATCGAATATGCGTTATTGATATGTGTTGGATAATCTGCAACATCCTTCGCTGTCAATCTGATAATTGCAAAATCTGGCTGGTTGTGCTTCGGGATAGTGTGATGAACTTCCGACCACATTTTTTGGATTTCCGGGTTCTTTTGGTCTGGCTCTACACCATGCTGAGTGTATGCAACAATTTCACAGTCATATTGTCCTGCTCTGTTACCAAACCCGTTTGGTGTGCCTTTAGTTCCAGGCGTTAACACGCCATTGATTTTTAACTCTTGGTTTTTCGTCACTCTAAAAAAAGGGATCTCTGAACGAAAACCATTGTCTACAAGTGTATCAATTTTTGCTTTTGACTCAGCTACTGCTGCGTTTGTGAGCGCCGTCAACTCTGCCGTTTTAGCTGCCATTTTTTGCTTTTCAGCAGTCAAAGTAGAATTGATTACTGATAACTGCTCATCAACAGTATTACAAAGTTCGTTCGCTCTTGTCGCGACATTCGCTAAACTTTCAGTGATGGTAGTATGTTCGTTTGACATATATTTTCCTAATTAATCTATTGAAGCTTTTCCAGTGCAGCCAAGCGTAACTCTTGTTTTAACTGTCGATGCATGGTATCCAATTGCACCAAGGTTAAATCAGCTAATTCGTTATCAATCAGCATGTTAAAATTATCAATCCCAGGCTTAATTTCAACGCTGTCCGACGGTAATTGCGCAAGGCTCAACGTTACGCTTTGTAGAATTTTTACATCTGGTGTGCGATAGCCTAGTGTTCGGTTTGGTTCGGAGTACACGCCTAAAAGGATCAGGTTGTTGTCACTACCGGCAGGCTCATCAATCTGAATAAAAACACCGACTTCACGAATCGCATACTCTGGCGCTGACATTGCTTTATCGAATAACGCAACGACTGTGACTTGGTGGTTTTCACCCACTTCATAGTTGTCTTCACGAATCGGTTGTAATTCTCGCAGGTTTTGCAAACTCGTTTGTGTTTGCGAAGGTGTATAGCTTGCGTCACCAAATGCCATATGGCTTATTTGTGCTTTTTTTCCATTGGCTTTGGCAGCCAACAAAGCGTCTAACCCCACCTGAGTAAACTGCAGCGTTAATGCAGACATTAAGCAGCTCCTTGTAAGTTTAAATGTTGACAAATAATCTGCCGAGTTGTGCTTACTACATACTCATTCCCAGTACCACGACTTGGCAGAACCCCCTGACCTTCTGGGGAATTATGTATAGATAAATAGCTTGTAGAGACCCCACAAGCTGCGTAATTCACGACTAGTTCGGCTGGTTTTATACCCACACCACCCCATGCGAAATGCTGTGTTTTCCTACTCATCGTTGCACCGGATAACCGCGTAATACCCTTATTTGATGGTGGTTTAATACCCACGCCAGCTATTGAAAAATGCGATGATTGATGTGCTTTCGCCGTCCCTACACAGCCTAAATTCATTTCGATTTTAGATGGCTTTACTCCCAGTCCCACAGGCGCATCAAAGCGCTGGACAATAGCGGGCGCTTTAACACCAGCAGCGCCAATTCGCTCTTCAAATGCCAAACCTAACTGCACATCGACATGTATCGACCCTCGTTTTACAGACTCGATTATACGGCGTACCCGCTTTAACATTTGAGGGGTCAGCATTCCTTGCTGCTGCTCGTCCAAATTACTGTTGATCAGCGCCCATACTTGCACTGTGCCGCGAGGTAACTCTTCTGAGTTATCTCCTTGCCACCATTCTTTGATTTCTGTTTTAATATTTAAGCTATCAAGTGCTTTTTGCAGTGCATAAGGTGTACCTTTAACCTGATGTACTGAAAATGCGTCCTCGATAACCTGGCGTTTTACCGCCTCACTCCAAGCTTCATCCCATTCATCCACGGAAACAGACCAAGCTAACCACGGCAGTAAAGCCTCTGGACATAAAAACGGGTTCCACAAACTGGCCATTAGCAAGCGACTATCATTTAGCACGCAGGCAGATTTCACTTGCGCACGCTTTACAGAGTCTGATGCTTCTTCGCGCCACTGGGCTATGTCTAGTTGAATTGCAAACTCTCGAAGCTGAGCTTGATTGCAAAATTCAGGGTGGTCCAATAAAACAAAGAGTTGCAACGTTGTGCATTGCAATAACCGCTGTCGATCAGCCAGCACGTCACTTGGTTGTTGTTTGCACAGCTTAGCTAGCCAAACTAACTGTGCATCGCTTCTTGTAGAGAGTTGTAACAACGATAAAAGTAAATTGCGCACAGTTTGACCCGATGAATACTGGGCACCAAGTGCTTGTAGTAGTTCACTCGCATTACGTGGCAGCAACTTATTCATAGAGGTTTTCCATATTGACAGTGATCGACTCACAAAATGGTGCCTCTGTCGCTAAAGTCACAATATCCTCAACCGGGCTAAGTAACGTGACATCCTCCACTCCTGATTGGTGCAGTGCCGCGTAAATCCCTGCACGCGTGACTTTTTTCCCTAAGTATTGCCGTGATTGACAATACGCTTCTACGGCTTGTTTAGCTGCTGTTAGCAAAGCTTGCCCCGATGGCCCATGTAAAATAGATAGCTCAGCATTGACCGTAAAAGGCTTTATTTTGGCACTGTGCACTGTCACTCGGTCTCCCAGTGGGCGTACTTTTGAAGCAATCTCATTGATAGAAGATTGCGCGCTTCCTTGCGCCGCAAAATAATGTTCAACCTTGCTAATTAAGTCACTCTCAGGCAAACCATTGTTTGCGTGACTTAAAATCGTCAGTTCAATGTCACAAGGCGCAGGGCTTTGCACTGCCACATCCTTGATAAGCGCATCACAAGACATGGTGTGATAGATATAAGACTCACGGCTTCCCGCAGTATTAAGCCCATCAAATGCCAATTGAATACGCTGTCTAAATGCTGTGTCTGATTCATCGGGGGAAGATTTTCGTGCAAGGTTATACCTCGCCGCGATCGCATCTAAGTCATGACCTTGCGCAGATGCCAACATATTTCCTTTCACGGCATCATTGAGCACCTGCTTTTGCAATAACTGTTGGTACGCAAGCGTTTGCAGTAATATCGCAACGGGCTCACTTTCTAGTGACAAAGCAGATTCAAACTGTGGGTTTTGCAGTAAAAACTGCGCTTTGAGTTGTTCATACTCTTGTTCATAATCAAGAGTTTTGATGATATCTGGCACAGGGACTTTTGACAGGTCCAGTTTAGTAAAACCACTCATAAGATTCCTGTATAAAATAAAAAACCCGCACTCATCTAAGCACGGGTTTTGATTCATGGGATAACTGTGTAAGCTCTTTCAAGCTTATGGTTATTCTAATGATTTTAGCGATTTGAAACAGGTCAATTGTGACCGCCTTAAAACAGTCAAACAAATACCCTTAAACTAAAAAACGCCAATCACTTTCTGTCGAAACATAAGTCATGTGGCGTTAATATTGTTGGGTACATTTTGTCTGCTCAAAACTTCAATTTGTGTTTGAAGTTGTTTTCAAGCATAGGTGTATTTTACTGATTTTAAGGAACTAAAACAGGTCATTTATGACCGCCCTAAAACAGTTTTACCTGTCCCTTAAAGCAAAAAACGCCAGTCACTTTTTATCGAGATAAAAGTAATATGGCGTTGATGTTGTTGAGCTTATTCTGTCTGCTTAAAAACTTCACTCTTTGTTTGAAGCTTTTCTCAAGCATAGGTGTATTTTACTGATTTTAAGGAAATAAAACAGGTCATTTATGACCGCCTTAAAACAGCTTTACGTGTCCCTTAAAACAAAAAACGCCAAATACTTTTTATCAAGGTAAAAGCAATATGGCGTTGATGTTGTTGGGCTTATGATATCAGCTTAAAAGCTTCACTCTTTGTTTGAAGCTTTTCTCAAGCATAGGTGTATTTTACTGATTTTAAGGTTCTAAAACAGGTCATTCCTGCCCTAATTGCAATAATATTAAAAAACCTTAAAACTCAATAAAAGAAAACCCGCTCGACACAGCTAAGCGGGTTTCGGTTGTGGAATAACAAGTCTGTTGCTTTCGCAAGCATTCATGATACTAACCCGTTTATTGGGAATAAAACGGGTCATTTTGTCGAAATTATAATGAAATATTTACATCAAATGTAAACTCTTCCAACTCTTCGTATGTTGAGATCTGCGCAAGAGTTTCCTCTGCTTCATCACTCGCTTGGCGAAGCTGCTCGCGCTGTGCTAGCAATTCAGCCAAATGTGCTTTGCACAAGCCTATCTCAGCTTGATCACCAGCCAACTCAGCACTTAGCACATGCTCCTGGGCTTTTTGTACTCGCCACTGTTCATTGCTTAACTTATCAAATACCGCTTCTTTTATTGATTTAAGCTTTTCCGATTTTTCATCGTTTAAGCGCGTTTCAGCCAATAGAATTTGTTGTGCTTCATAAGCTTGCTTGTAATCAGCTATAGACGTGTCATTCCAAGCAACCCCTGTTTGTGGATGAACTAACCAGTAGTTTCCATCAATTTTCATGCCTTTGTCGGCAAAATATTCACAGCTCATGTTTTCTCCTTAAAATGCGCGGCACGTTCTGCCAAGGCCATATTGGTTATAGGTGTAGTGTTCGTTAAGAATACCGGCACCTGAATAAGGGTTAATACAGCTAACTGCGGCCCCCATGAGACCATTGTCATAGCCGGCGTTGTAAGGTCTTGAGTGATATGAATACATTCCTAGTATTTCACCGGCCATACTTTCAAGCACAATTTTGACTTCAGCATCAGGTGAGTTATGCGAGTTATAATGACCTGTGCTACAACTGAAGAAGTAGTTGATAGGCTCTAGGCGTCTTTCATGAGTAAAGCGATAGTGTGCACTATACTTGTGCTCGCCCATTTTAGTCACACCGTTATAACGCCCAAAGTAGCCATAATAACTCACGCCATAACCACTCATAGCTGTTTCAGAGTGGTTGTAATAGTGGATCCCATAAGCATGCTGCAAGTTGTGATAAATGAACTTAACAACAGTAAAGTCCCCTGCATCAACATAAGCTTGTAGTTCTTCAGCATTTGCAATCGCGGTATTGGTCACCACATTGCCATCACGATATTTTTCTACTAATACTGAAGTCCCTTCATCGACCATCACCAAGCAATGTTTGACATTGTCATACAACACACCCACTTGGTTATAACTGTGATTTGTTGAAGTGCTAATGCCATATTGATCAGTTGCGTCTAGGTTTTGCTTTGGCTTAGTAATAGAGGTAAAGCCCGATGACTTACAAAAGACACCACCATAGTTTGCCACTGCAGTCGTTTGAGAGTCTTGCGTGCTGTAGACAATTTCGTATTGAATATCAGCTGCGTTATTTTTACTCGCAAGCGGTAAATAAGCACTGGTGCCATAATAGTAAATCTTACTCGCCGGGTTTTGCTCAAACGCATTAGAATAAATAAAACTAGTGTGAGTCGTGGTTTTTTCTGCACCATTGGCATTAAGCCTTAGGTACTCCAGTCGACACTGCTCAGTATTAGCATTGTGAGTAAAACCAGGTCGCACCACATAGGTTTCACCACTGTTGTCATAAACAGCAAAAACAGAGGTCGCACGTCTGTGTGTAGCATTTGAGTTTGGTGTATCAATTGGCGTCATCGAAAACAGTGGACGCACTTGCAAAGCGTTATTGGTAGCTTGCAATGATTCGACGCGATTTAAGTTCGGTGCCATGGAGTCTAATAAATCTAGTTTGCTAGATTTAGTATCAAGCGTCGTGCTTGTTTGCGTAAGAGACTCCGTGGCCGTCTGCAAGGCAGCACCTGTAGACTGTGAAACTTGCTGTAGTGTCGATGTTGCATCATTAATATGTGATTCTGCAACGGCCACAACCGCTTGCTCAAGCTTTGCATTGTCGGTCAGTTTAGTAATAGCATTACTCACTAATGCTTGTTCTTCGGCTGTAAGCGGCTGATTGCCTTCCATATCGGCAACTAGCTTATCTACCATGACTTGCACGGCATTTTGAATACTCGCCATAATGTCCTCTTATATAGTTAATAGTGTTTCGCCGAGCAGCTGATTCAGCTTGACTCGTCTTAGTTTCTCGTTCAGCAGCGCATCTTGCTGCTGGTCAAGATTGGTTTGCATATAGAGCAATTGGTCAACATCAGTGATGGCCTGACGTATGCGCTCTACATCTTGCTGTAACAGATTGTCGGGATGAGGGAGAGGTAAGGAATAAGACAAGGTTTTGTCGTCTATCATATTCCCTCCTAAATTGAGAAGGTTCTAAGTGAGCGCACACGAGGTCTATCGATATGCGTACCTGAAAGTATGAGCTTAACCCTTGCTTGAGCGTCGCTGAGGTTAGAAAACTCATAATTACAGAGCAGCCAACCATCGCCTTGCGGCTGAGTGGTTTTGAGTGGAATACTCAGCCACTGCCCTTGCTGTTGAATCAAAACTTCGACCTTGGCTGTACCAGGTAACTGAGCTTCAAAGCTCACTTTCAAACTACCGCCCACTTGGCAAGGAATAGCGCGAGTCACATAGTCAGCTTCATTGCTTACTTTACCGAGTGCTGTTTGAACGCTATCAAACAAAACCGGAGTTTGCGTACTTGTCCCCGTCAATCTTGCACTTACCTGTAAAGGCTCTTTGACCTTATTTGCCAGTCTCAGCGCTTGCCATTCTTGTAGATTAAATTGGCCGATTTGTGCACCATCAAATTCAAAATGTAACTGCGTTTCACTGCTCGGCCGCTCAATAACCGCCATGGCCAATATGTCACTATGCTCATCAAGCGTAATCTGACCCAAAGGTACACTTTGTTCCGTTTGCGTAAATCGAGCCGCTTTTAGCCGAAAAGTTAAGTCACGGTTTTGATGTGGTGTCCATGTTGATGCATTACTGGATGACAACAACACACCAACTTGGTAGGGCTGTGAGGTTACCCAGCCGCTGTCGCTATCGAACTTGCCAAGCTCTGCAATCGCGACCTCATGGTCAGGATCATCGGTTAATACCACAATGGCGTACTCTTGCCCTGCATTTAGTGATACTGGGTCAAACTCAAATAGCGTTGGAGCACCATTGAGCTGGAACATGCTTCGCTCTAAAGACGCTTCGGCGAGCACTGTCTGATTGGGGATACCAACCTCAGTTTCGCGGATCTGAACACGAACGGGTTTATCCGCGCCCACTTTTTTAAACCATAACTCCACACCGGCGATAAAGCGGCTTTGTGGCAATGTAAAAGTCTGCGCTAACGGGTCAAAGCGTACGGTTGTAATGGTTGTGATACGTCGCGCTGTTTCACTGACTATCGTCCCACTACCTGTATAAGTTGCTTCTCCGAATGAACCTTTTTCACCGACGAAGCGCACTGTTTTACTACCAACAGGTATATTCTCTGGAATGTAAAAACGGCCGCTTAAGCGGCCGTTAGGATCTGCGTTAATCATTATATCTCCTCAGGTGTGACCGCTATGCCATCGAAAACTACACGTTGCAGCGCTTCTCCACCACCAAACCCTGATAATGAGAAGGTCACCCAACGTCTACGTAAAAACTCTGCACTGCGAGTTGTGCGGCTAACCACTTGAGTTTGGGTGTTTTGTGTTGTGCGTCTGGCCCAGCCTCCACCTCGCGTAAACCGCCTTGTTATGGGGCTTGTCCAGTTGCGCTGTGTCTGAGTCCAGTGGTCTAAACTCGGTGTTAAGGTAATAGTTGCCGGAATGGGCTCAACCGCTTGATAAGGATTGATCTTCATACTGCCCGTTTGTTTTGGTTGCTCTAACACATCCTCTAGTTCAAAAGGCAAAGTGAGCAGGCCTTCATTTGGTACTGGTAACTCAGCGATATCAGCACTCAGTGGCAGAACCAATTCCCCATCCACAATAGCTGCGGTTTGCGCAATACCTGCATCACGCATGTCATCATCAATAAACGGGTCAACAAACACGCCATATTTACTGGCCGGATCCTGACTGTTTGCATCGTTGCGAAGCCTTTCAATAGCGAGCAACTGATACAAATCACCTATTTGATTTTGCATCTGCTCAAGTTGCGACATGGACACAGCCCTAACCGCTAGGTTTTCAATGTCTGGGGCTTGGTTGCTGAGCCAAGATTGGGTAACTTGTGCTAGCGCCAAATGATGGGCAGGCGCTTTAGGTGCGGTTGGAAATTGATGAGAAGCCTGTCCTTTAATGCGCTTAATTTGGCCGAGCCTGTCAAGCACAATAAGGTCGATTCGTGGCCGATACCACTGATAATCTATCGTCACCAAGGTGTTGTCTACTACGTTGCCGCCGTCAGCCAACTGCTTATTAAGGTTAAAGCCATACTCGTCATAATCGAGCGTCAACTGCTTTCGATATCGGTAAGTCACTTCATATTGGCTACCTCCAGCAGGTTCCTGACCACTGAGCTGCCAACTAATATGATTTCTTAGAAAGATGAAATCAGCGCCTTGAATATACGTTGTATCGCCTTGCGTAATGCTCAAAATTTCAAGTACAGACTCGTCAGGAAGCAAATCTTCGCCACCAGAAAGCTGGCCGCGTGTAAGCTGCGTTGCTTTCTCTACTGTTACATTGACTTCTTCTATTTGCCTAACTGGGAAAAAGTCCGTGTCGATGCGCATAACACCTTGATCGTTGGCTTGAAATGTTTTTGGCTCTTCCTTGACTGAGCCTATATCTGGGTCATAGTCAAATTGAGCAGTTCTTGCAGTGGCAAATGCCACCTCATAACCCTCGATATGTGCCTTGCCCTCTTCCAGACTAAACCCTTGCTGTTCAAGTTCAGCACCTCGATAGCTCAATGACATCCCCTCAACAACATAGCTCCCCCCATTGGCTTCTCGGTCATACCGAGCTAGCGCTTGTGTTACTGCATCGAGCTGTGGCGGAGGCTGTTTAATTATGAGCGTACCTTGCTCAATTTTATGTACCGGATAAAACGCATCATCAGGACCGATAGCATCGCTGAGCAGGCCCCATTGACAGATCTGTTGCAGTCTTGCTGCGCCTGGCTCGTCGTAATTAATTGCGTCAACAGCGGGATCTCGTAAACTCGGATCGTGCTCCTCGGTGACCACATTGTGAGTAAGCCAAACGCCTATATCGACGCTGGCAGCCATATCAATTGGCACAACACTGCTTGGGACTGGGCGAACCTGTCCTGCTATATACACTTCTCCTTCAGTGATCAAAGCAGTTGCAAGCTTTGCGTCAATCACCACTTCGCCGCCTTTAACTAAGTCTCCGTCTTTGAGCAGGACATCAGCGACGCCTTTTAGCTGATGGCTAACTTGTGACTGCAAGTCATTCAGTTCACGGCTTTGCAAACCTTTACCAGCTCTAAACAGCAATCGTTCATAGCCGGAGTCTGCATGAAATTTTTCATAGTAATCTTCAAGCATAAACACCTCTAAAAACTGACAACAAATTCAAAGCTCTCTCTCACACCTTGCTCTCGTATTAGCGGAGCACGATGTTCAAGCAGCAATAAAGTACCCGGTGAGGCCACTTGTTCTGGTGTCAAATACACCAATCCATCTGGTAAATCGGCATTTGCCTGCGTGCCAGACATAAGGCCCAACTCACGCACGGTTTCACCTGCACCATCGGTAAAATCAAATGAAAACTCACAGTACACGTGCTGAGTAGGTTGCGTTGAGAGAGAAAAGCGACCACCTTGGATAAGGATGTCACCTTGATCGTCGGGATAGCAATATCCAACCTTTTTGGCTTTTCGATAGCCTATTGGATCTGCTAATTCTGTAGCGTTGATGGGTTCTGCTGGTGGTGTTTGCCATTGCGATGCACCGCGCCCCCAAGCTAAATATATCGGAGTTTGTGCAATAGTTTGGGCGAATAATGTTCGCCCTGCACGAGTAAGAATAGCCAAAATATTTCCTTATTGGCCCTAGTTCAGTTATTCATCGCAGCTAACTCATTCGCCTTATATATCCATATATCAACCGTGCAATACTGTCCTTGCACACATTAAGTGACTAAGAATCAGTTACTGAAAACCGAGTTTAGGGTTAGTTTGAAGTGTTGAATAAAATTAGCGATGTCCTTGGTGCGCAATCACCACCTGAGGGGAACTAATCGCAGACCAAGTGCTCGCTTGCCAATGACCAAACCACTGCGCTTGGCCAAGTGAATACGTACGACTAGTTTTTCGACTATGTGTCGATGCCGCACTAAATTGACATGCTACAGGCTCACTGAGGCGCAAAAAGCCAAGCACCTGAGAAGTACAGCTCTGCCAAAAACTATCGTGTTTTCGATTTAAGCCACTGGTGGCTTCACCACTAAAACTAAATTGTTGAGGGTGAGTTCGCTGTGTACTAATGCGAAGCAACTTGCCATTTTTTAGACGATGTCTAAAACCGGAATGATCACTAAGTAGTGACCCAAATGGCTTGGCTGAGAGCGTCAAATCTCTTATATCGAGTTGATAGGTGATCCGAGTGAGTTCACTTCTCGCGGGCGCACTGAGCTCTGCCAGTTGTGCCATACGCTCGGCATCATTAATATTGGGTAATTGTTCTAGATGGCATTGATAACGGTAAAAATGACGATAAGAGCGAGACTCTTCAACGTCAGCAATTGAAAAGCCAAGCCAACCATAGGCCATTTCAAGGCTTTTTCGTGTACCGCGGATCCGTTGCCAGGCAAGTCCCTGTTGTAAAACTTGGTCAAGGTCATCGAGATAAGGAACCAAGGCTCCCAAGCCGTACTCCCAGATTAACCAAGGTAACAAGGATTGTTTGGGGTGGGATTTAAAGCCACGTAATAGCTGTATTCCCTCTCCCAGCACAGATTCAAGTTGTCCATGTTTGACAATTGCTTCTTGTAAGGTGCTGTGATTGTAGGGGAGCAATACGTCACTATCCGTATCTAGGTGATGAGACATAATTGAATTTGCCCTAATTGAGCGTATTGATTTGATGCGATATCAATCAAGGTATCTGGTGTGTGTATTTCAACATGCTTTACACCATCTACATGAAGCTGTGCACTAAGCCAACTAGGCGTCATTGCAACCCCTAGCGCCATCGTTTCTTGCCAGGCGGCGCGCAATTTATCCTCTAACTGGGTAAACACCCAATTAGGCACATTGTGCTGAAGATAAATATCGGCTTTAACATCGATAGGCACTTCTTGTGCGAAGTTGACTTCTACCTGATCAGTTAACACTTTGACCTGATCACTTAGTACATAATCTCGCACTTGTTGTAGTAGTACATCGGCTTGTTCATTGTCTTGAAATAAAATCGATACGCGGACACGTCCGGAGGTTGGGCTATCCACTTCGACATCACGAATAGCATTGGGAGCAGCGGTGAGCGCTGCATTGCGGTAATGATCTTTGCTACCAGCGGTGCTGGAGGCCAGAGTTTTTTGCCGAATGCGAAGACGGTAATTACCGTCTTCTTCACCCTCGGCACGCCCTAAACCATAAAAGACACCAAGTTGATCTAAATCGCCGCCTTGTGCGGTCGCCAACAAATTAGCATACGCCGCTTCATTGATGCGCTGGCGCAGCAATAGTTCTCGGTAACTTTCCACTTGCAGACATACTGTCAAGGGATCGCTTTCAAGCTCTAATGCACCTGCGTACTGTGGCGCAATGGATTTAAATCTTTCTTTACGGGCTTGGTAAATGCTTTCATAGTCCAGTGGCTCAATGATATCTGGCGCTGGCAGCGCAGAAAAATCAAAGTACTGGGAGTTCATAGGTGTTCTCTGGGTGAGTTAGTGTTGTTACGCTTTGATAATATCTGCTACGCCTTGCGCGCGCGCTTCGATTTCACCTAATACGTTATTTACACCTTTGTGTTGATAGGGAAAAGTCAGTTGATTAGTCGCTTGTTTATCTAACAATGGGGCAAACATAGTCGCAGACTGCTGAGCCGCTGATTTCACTTCGTCAAGTGTTGCCGCTGCCGCTATCGCCTTTGTCAATTTAGCAAACTCAATGAGCAACACATGCGTGGTGTCAGAAGTTGTGCCAATTAAAGAGTCAGCGTCTGCAACCGCATAGTGAATGCGTGTACGTTGCTCAGCTTTAGCATGTGTTAAGTTAGTATCTATATAATCAAGAGGATTTATATCAGACATATCTCACCTATTCTGGAATTCTTGGGTAATTAACAGCACGGTCAATTGAGAAGTTACAATTGCCCCCAAATTGTAAAATGTTTTGAGGTTGTAAGCCTTCAGGCTCAGTCACGCCATCAGAAACCACATTAACTAATCTGACAAACAAACAGCTATAAGGGTGCAAACCTGAGATACTCATACATGGAATATCTTTTACAATAGAACCGTTCCACCAACCGCCAGTTAAAGAGCGATTTACGTCAACGCCTTGAGATGCAATATTGTCATTAATCTGCTCGCTCGTCGCACTATGATTTGTCAATATAAACTGCATGTAAGTACGACTCCAATCAGTTGTATATTGCACAGGTGACTCTGAATAACCTGGAGAGTAGGAGTATCCAGCGACCGTGTGCAACTTGGTCATGGCTTTCGCTGCTGGATAGGTATGATAGCCGGTCCAAGATCCTCCCTGTGGCACTAAAATCCAATTCGAACGGGTTTCATCATTCGGGTCAGCCGTTAAGCCGCTGCCCTCAATTAGGCTCGTTTTGGAATGTAACTTGCGGTCATAATAGTTAATACGCATATCTGCGTGACTTTGTGCCAAGTCTAAAATTGCTTGACTGATACGGTTATCACCAGCAGTAATTGCAGTGCTGACATCTGCTTGCGCTTTTGCCACTGCGGCATCAATTTCACCCGTTTTGTTTAAAACGGTATTTGTTAAGTCATTATTAGCAGTGATCAGATCACCATTCGTCGTATGTAGCTCTGTTATCAACTGCTCAAGCGTTTTAGCTTGTGTAGACATAAATATTGTCCTCAATATAGTTTTTGAAAAAAGACGGAATTAGAAAAGTAAAGTGTTAGGCTTCAGCACTTGCAGTTACGGGCGGTGCAATATGGTTCAGCCCCGCCGCCTTTGAAATTAGATAACTGCCAGCAGCTAGTTCAACGCCAGGGTTAGACAATTGCTCACAGTGCATATCAACGTTATTAAATACTGCAAGTACGGCACCGCCCACTGGAGGTGTATCCAAGCGGATATGGGGCATAGGTTCATAAACGACTTCGTCAGCAATATTTACAATCCGAGATGCGAAAGTTACATTGCTCATCGACAGCATGCCTACCTTGCTATATTTGGCATAGTTTGCCGCAACAAAATAAGGGAAAAACTGCCCTGTGGTATTGCGATAAAATACCACCACGGGAAAGCTCGCACTGTCACTAGATAATGAATAAGTTGCCTTACCCAAATTTTCGAACAAACGATTACCACTCATCAAGATGGTTTTTTGAAACTCACCAAATAGCTCTAGGGAGATAGATGCATTATCGCCTCGCGTATTAAATGCAATTGCGCCGGTAAAATGCATTTTTAAACCAATGGACTGCCAATCATCTTGTGTATAGGTAGAAAAGATAACCGAACAATCAGGTACCTCTACAGTCGCCGATAGGTGCTCTACATTGTTCGCAGCAAGTTTTATTCGAGCAAAACTGCCCGGTACTAGTTTTGCAACTGCTGCTTTCATCGTCTTTAAAGGTGTTTGCGAGCTAGTCCCATCATTGCTATCACTCCCTATAGATGGATCTGCATTGACATAAATAGTCTGCTCAAGGGTGCTTTTTATTTCTGTACTCACTTTAGAAAACGCAGTGTCTACTTTACTATCCAATGTAAGTAAAAGCTGATTCACATCATCGGTTAGCTCATTGCACTTTAAACTTAAGCTGGCATTGCTATTGGCCAGTTCCGCAACGCTTTTTGATAAACTTGACATCAAACTACCCCTCTAACTTTAAAAGGCGGTCATTGAAATGAATTTGTCTTAAATTTGATTGAATTTGCGCACTGATTGCTTTTGTCTGTGCGATAGTGAGCGCTGCAAATTCGTCGGCATAATACAAACTCAAATCACCCGTCACGTTGAAATCCAGACTTTCAGGCGGTACCGCAGTTAAAAGCAGATCAAAGCCCTGCACAATCTTTGCAATGGGCGTCTGATAAAAAAGCACATTTTCAGGGTGTGACCACACTGCAAATAAAGTGCGTTGACTTTCATCTGCATGATCGTTGAGATAAAAACCGACCTCTTTTACCGCATACTGTTTGTCATCAGTAAATGTTGCCGTAACATGAAACTGGCCATTGCCAACAACTTCGGCACCGGATACTGGCGCCGTATTTTTTTGACTCTTCAATGCAGTCTGATTTCTATCAGGTGTATAGCCTGAGTCCCCCACAGCAATATGACCAATTTGAATTTTGACCCCTTGCTCAAGGGCGCTGACCGCAGCATTTATCCCCTGTTGGGTCACAACAGGTGTATATACATTCATATTTGTACCTTAGATTAAAAGTTAAGCGTGATATTTTGAATTGAAACGGTATGGGCACCGCTTGATACAGAGTTGCTTGATGCGTAAAGAAACTTAGGCGCATCTCTCATTTGAGAGCAGGCCAGATTAGCAGTGTTCGCAGCAGACGATACCATCGAGAATGTGGCAAAATTGACCTTTGGATTATCTTGAAAACTCCCAGCCCCCAGTTGACTCGATACACTGGCTGCGAACATTTGAATATTGGCTAGTTCAAAATCCAAGCTGGGATCGTCACCCAGTGTGATCGTCTGCATATTGCTTGAATGTGCAGAAGCCACTGTGTTTAAAGCCACAGTGGAAAAATTAAATATCGGGTCATCGCGGTGCAAGGCAACGTGCAGTGATGGGCTCTGAGCACCACCAAATACGTGCATGTCGTTTTTCAAGTTAACGCCAATTGTAAAATCAATTTGCGTTCGCATCGGCTTAGTCGCAACCACAGACTGCCACATTTGTCCCTGTAATTTCGGGCTCAGGAAAGTGTTCCCATTGCTATCAAGGTTTTCGCTTGCTATTGCCAATAGCTTTGCACAATGTGGCACACCACCATATTGCCACCACTCTTGTAGCTCCACCTTCGCACTGAGTACTTTCAGCGCATTGTTAACGGCACTTGCTGTGCCTTTATATCTATGTCTTGGCACACTGTCGGCAATGACTTTACGCTTTACGTGCTCGGGCCAACCGCTATCCCACACATCGACACTCAATGCATCAGCAAGCCAGGGCAAAAACGTCGCAGGGCATCTCCACGGATCCCATAAATGATCAATTTTGACGGGGATCTGCAGCACTCGGTCACTGCAATGCTCCAAGGCCAACTCTAGCTCTGTTGTATTCCCTTGCAGGGTAAAGTTAGACATACTCATCCCCTAGTTGAATCGAAGCCCGAGTACAGAATGCGGCTTGATGTGCCTGTACAACAATATCCCACTGTGGTGCACTAAGTTCTACGCGCTGAACCCCTTCACGATGAAGTACCGCAAACAGGCCCGAAAGCGATATATCATGACCAAGTTTATGGTGTTCATTGAGCCATGCGTTTAAGCTGTCCCTTGCTTCATCTACTAACGCAGCCCCATCCATACCTGGATAAATATGTATCACGGCATCAAGTTCAAACTCAACAATGTCTGCCGACTTAACATGTACTCTATCTGTCAACGGACGCACATTCTCTTTATTCAGTTGGGATTGCACTTGCTCAATGACCTGTGGCGTAGCATGGCCATTGCCTTGATCTGTAAGCAGGGTTACAACAACGTCACCAGGTACAGGTTCTGGAGGCTGAGCGCCAGATAGTACATCTGGTGTCAACCCAGCATCATCTGTACAGACCAGAAGTCGTGCGCTCGGTGGCAACAGATTTTGTACTTGTGCAGGTAAATCCACGTAGGCAAATTGCGGCGCATCAACATGTACATCTTTAACATGCTGCGACCCTTTAAGTGCATGAAAAGCGTAGGCACCGGCAGGCCCTGCTGTACTGAAACCTTCCAAAGCCAATGCAATACGCTCGCGATAACGCTCATCCTGCTCGTATACAGCTTCACGAGGAGGTACTTGGTCATTGTCAGCTGGTACCAACAACGCTCGCTCCACACCAAAACGATTACCTAAATAGTCAAGTTCACTGCTGGTGGCATGTGCCAGCAGCACCGCACTTGCGCTATCATTGATGCGCTGGCGCAGCAACAACTCGCGATAAGCAAATGACTCTATGAGTTTTACTACGGGATCGCTTACAAGGCTCAGCTCAGCATCGGGAAAGCGAGTTTGAAAATCATCTAAAATCTCAGCCCTAATCTTGTCAAAGCTTAGTGGTTCAATGAGGTTTGGCGCCGGCAAACGGCTGAGATCAATGGCGCTAAAGTTTGTCAATGACATACCTAAGCTCTTCAGTAGATTTAAGAAAAGCACCGGCGTTGATCACAGCAGGTGCTAAGAACTGGAAAACAATTTAAGATTTTGGATAGTTGGCCTTAATTACAGCCCTTGCATCCAACCATGCTTGCTTAGCATCAATGGTTGCTTGTGCCGCGTCACCTAGCTCAGTAAGGTTAGCCATGTAATCGATAAATAAGTGATCGCATGTTTGCGCATACCCATCTCGGCGAAAAGCCAAAATCTCTTTTTCAGAAAAAATAAGCTGATAATCTCCTTCAGCCACACCTGCACTTTTAGCTATTTTTTGCGCGCTTTCTTGCGTAGTCAGGCCACCAGCTACAATGCGTCCTGTGGAAATTTGCTTTAAAATTGCCATGTTTATGCTCCTGTGCTTGCAGCTCTGTCAGTGTGAGTGTATGGGAAGCCAACACTGTCGGCCCAAACCATATTGTCGCCGTGATTACCAGTACCAACATACGGCAAGCACATTGCTACTTTTATTTTACCCAAGCCACTAAATAAAGGTTGATGGCAACCACCCCAGCCCGATCTGATCGCATGCTTGTATTGCCAACCTTTTCCTAAATCAGACTTATTGCATTCAATGGGAGCTGAACGATTTGACGATGGATAGAACTTGATTGTATCTGAGCATTCAAGCACATTGATCCAGCAACTCGCTTGAGTTATAAACTCACCTCGCCCCCAACCAAAATGGGTATCACAGCCCTGAGATAAGACAAATAAGCTGCCATTATTTACGTCACTATTGCGTCCTTTGGTAATGTCAATATCAAAGAGTAAAACACGGTAATTAGAACCATAAAAAGCTTCTCCGCCATGGTTTTTGTAACCAATGCCTCGGTTCTGAAAATCTTCATTTGGTGTCAAACCATATTCGTCTAGTTTGTCCAAACTTACGCGAGTGACCGTGCCAGTACCTTCTGTGCCATCATGCAAAAATGCCGTCCAAGGTGCTTTATGTGCAACCAAAACATCCGTTGGTGTATTGTTAGCTTCACAAATAGAATTGAAATATTTAGAGTCAAGCAATGTATTTGGTGCCAGCGGTAAGGATTTTTGAAAATCGCGGATTTTCGCATCAACCGCCTGTTCCTTAGCTGTTAAACGGCTTTCCACTGCCGCATTTTTTTGATCAATCTCCTGCGCCTTTTGCGCAACCCGATTGTCAATATCTTCAATTTTAGTATCAACCACATCGCTGAGCTTCTCTGCTGCTTCAACAACGCGGGTAATGTCTTGCTCTAAAGACATAGTTTTAACCTCCGTTTAGAAATAAAAAAACCCACCGAGTTGGTGGGCTGATTGATAATGTAGTTTTGGTTAATGAGAAAACTAACTCTGATTATTTTGTTTATTTATTAGTTGGCTCACACCATTGGCTCGCTGGACTACTTCATCGATAACAGACAAAGGTAGCTTAGCTTGGTAAGGGAACACCACTTCAGCTGATGCAACTTTATTCTCAACCGCGCCTATAGCATTTTTTAAAGATTCGGTAGATGCACGCATTTCAGCCAAAGAATTAGCCTCGCTAAGCTTGTTGACAAAGCCACTGAGTTCCGTCAGTAACAAATGAGCTAAGTCACTAGCCGTTCCGACTAGAGAATCAGTGTCCGCCACGTAATAGTTGATCTCGTTTCTTAGTGTCATTTTTGCATTTTTCTGTTGCGCTATTTGTTGCTCTTCAGCAGAACCAAGTTTGATATTATTTTCCATTTTTATTGCTCCTTATATCTGCTGCTGTGGGTCATTAATAATTTCGATATCGCCGTGTTTCAATAGGCGACCATTTCCCACTCTCATTGTATCGACACTCAAAGTAAGAAAGTGGCACTTTGTAAAGGTTAGGCGACAATAAATATGGTCATCAGTACCAACATAAATGGTTGGCAAATGTGTGCCGGTTGCCTGCGGAAGGTAAACCCCTTGCACATCAGGAAAGCTATATCCTACAAATGTTGCATCTACCGCTTCAGCTTGGTGGTAAGCATGACCAATCACTCGAATGTGAAACATTTCATTATGCTGTTTAACGTTGAGAGGAAGCTTAAAATGAATCGTGGCAGGACCATTACCCGGCGTAAAATAATTAGCAACGCCAATAGCTCTTGTTCCTACTCCACCATTACCGATAATACCCAAATTATCCAAAGCTGCGTCAATCCTACCCACATGGTGAGCTACGGTACTATCTAATTCAGATTCTTTTTGCGCAACTCGAGTATTCATCTCAGTTACTTTGTTATTAACCGTACTGTTAATATCTTCAATTTTTGTATCCACGATACCAGTTAGCTGCTCTGCTGCACTGACTACATTTGCAATGTCCTGCTCTAAAGACATAATTTACCTCCAAATTAAAATAAAAAAGCCCACCAAGTGGTGGGCTTTGCATTTAGTTTCAAAAATGAATATTTAAAATCAATCCGGTGTGCTCAATACCCGATTGATACTGCGCTTACTGCGCCTTGATGACAGCATCGACGCCGTTTGCACGGGCGATAATGTCAGCCATTACGTCGTTTTGACCTTTGGTTTGATAAGGAAAACTTAGTTCGCCATTGGTTACTTTTGTTTCTACATCACCAATCGCTGTTTTTAATGACACAGTAGATGCGCGCATTTCAGCAAGTGTTTGCGCTGCACTTAATTTATTTACGAAACCACTCAGCTCATTGAGTAGTAGATGCACTGTGTCCGATGTTGTACCAAGCAGTGATTCAGAATCCGCTACTTGTTCCTCAAGTGCTGAGCGAACAATTTCACGACTTTGTTGCAAAGCCTCTTCTACCGTCAACTCAACAGAAAATGTACTCTGTTCACCGAAGTTATCCGCTACTAGCTGTGCAATCGCATGTTGTGGCATACTGGCATCGAAAAACTGCTCAGCCAATTGGCCATCTACAAATAGTTTTGCCATTTCAATCTCTCCTAGTTTTAAACCGTATCGTAGGCATGCTCAGCAGCATCACCCAGATAAGCAAATTGTCCCCATGCACGATCTAGTGGCACATGACCTGTTACCACGGCTGGCAATGCAACTTGGATCACTCCTTTGGCCTCTGGCGGTAAGTTGGCGCCACGCACATACGGGTGACAGTGGGTGTAAAAGTTTCTGCCGCCATGAGCATACGTTGTTCCGCATACTTTAGCCGCTTCACCTGCTTTTAAACCACCACACCAATGTGCGTCCGGCACAACGCCACTTATATGTTTCACTATCGCGCCAACTGTCATTTCAGTTGGCAATCTCAAGTACTGATACATTAGGTATGCATACTCGCCAATACGATCTCCACCACGATTTGGGGCGTACTCAAGCTCCCAAATATTGAAGCTTTGCGCAAAATATTTACGATCTGAACCAATTGCCTGTAAAAACTCTCTTGCAAGTGCACTGCGTTGTTCTGGCTCTACGCCCGTCTCTACTTTTTCCAGTAAAGTCGCTTTTGTCACGTAACCACCATGCCAATGAAGCGGGAAAGTTCCAGCAGCATTTGCTTTAAGCGCTTGGTTTTTAGTAATTCGGAAGTGCGACTGACGCTCTTCATACGAATTTAGCAAAGCATCTGCTCTTGCTAAATGCGCATCCACTTGCGTTTTGGTACTGGCAACCGTTGAGCTCAGTGTTTGCTTTATTTCCGTGATTTGATTATCAACCGTTGCCGTTAAACCTTCGGTGGCTTCAACAACGCGAGTGATATCTTGTTCTAAAGACATTGAATCTCTCCATAAATGCAAAAAGCCCGCTCAAAGCGGGCTTTTTAAAAAATCTGTTTCAAATTATTTTCCATGAAGTTTTGGATAACGAGCCTGAACAGACTTTCTGGCATGAAGCCAAGCTTGTTTTGCGTCAAATGCTTGTTGACTGTGTTCGCCATGCTCTGCCTGCGCGGCTAAATACTTAAATGCCAGTCCGTCGCTTTGCTGTTGATAGCCTAAAATACGAGCCGCCTGACACTGTGCTTGCTGTTGTAAAACTTTGGCTTCTTGCATCAGCTTAAGCGCTTCTTCAGCTAAAGTTTGTGCACGCTGGTTATCTACTTTTTTCATGAAATTTCCTTACAAAATACCTTTGTCAATTAATGCAAACTTTTGTTTTAAATGACGATACATATTCATGATCTGTGAACGAGCCATTTTGGCAAGCTCAGGGGCGATTAAGATATTAAAGTCTACGCCCTTATCAATAATGGTAATAGCATCGCCAGGCACGCCTGTTAGGGTCAGATCAAACGCCAGAAGTAAATCTATATCGTTAGACTTGTACGCTATCGGATCCGCAGCTGAGTAAACTGCAAATAAAACATGGCGAATTTGGCCGTTAACTTCTTCTTCCGTGTAAAAGCCAACTTCATTTACAAAGAAGCCATCACCCGCCACTTTAGAGTCATCTCGTACCGTCAGATGCAGCTGCTTTTGTGCTTCATCATACTCAGCACAGTCAATATCTAATCGATATTGCTCCGCTTTTAGGCTTGTCGTGTTTTCATCCACTTGATGTACACCTGAGCCTATACCTATTTTAGTAATTTTCGCCTTAAAGCCTTTTTGCTGTGCTCTGAACACAGCAGCCAGCCCCGCTGACGTGATCACCGGTTGTAAAATCGTGCTCACTATTGCACTCCTTGTTTATCAATATTTAAGATGCAGACACTGCATTGAAATACAAACGACAAACTGTCGTTTGCTTTGCACTTTTTGTCATGGCTCCCGCTGCGCGGCAGCTAAATTCAATAAAGCGCGAAGGCATGGTTTGGTCACTGCGAATATAAGTTCTAACAACTTGACCTGAGCCTGTCGAAAGCGATGCGCCAAAACCAAGCCTAGTGCTCGCTTTGAGTTTTCGCTCATTAGAGGTATTCACGCGCTGGCGACTGACTAAAGGTACCTGCTTTCTAATAACAAGGGCACATCCGGGTTGAGCAGTTGAGGTGATCTTACGCTCAGAAGAAGATGCAGCATAATAGCGAGAAGAGGCTGTGCGATGCCCAGAAATAGCACCAGCGAGTGAAAGTGTATTGCTACCCGCACGCGTTTTTGTGTGCGGCATAACTTTGGCATAAAGTCGACTCGACGCAAAGCCGTGGCTACTGCTAGCTGCGGCTATTTGCGACGACATTTTCATACCAACTAAAAAGTCAAAATGCGCCCTTTGGGGCTTAGTTTGATTGGTCACACGGTTAATCGCATCATATAACTTTTGGTCTAAAACCACCGTGCGACTGGTATAGGGCACGTCATTTGCCCATGCGATAAAAATAAAAGTGTGTGGCTCTCCGCTGTGATGAGGAGCAAGATATACATCATCAATATCTTCGAACCACTCAAAGAATTCAATCTCTAGTCCAAGCGACTCAAGTGCGCGCTTTACCGCCCCCACTGTGCCTTTGTGTTTGTGCACACTAACTGAATTAACAATCATTGCACGCTTTGTTTCAACAGGCCAATCTTCTTTCCATTCATCGACTGATAGTGCCCAAGCCAACCAGGGTAAAAGCGCCTCTGGGCAAGTCATGGGGTCCCATTGAGAGCCAATATAATCAGGGATCACGGTACGTGTGTCGAACTGCTCTCTGGTATGTGATAAATGTTGTTCTAATTGATATTCTAAATCTGTGCTATTGCGAGGCAGTAGTGATTTATCGCTCATATTTAGGCCTCGTCAGGAAATTGCAAGTTAATGTCTAGGTTGTACGCTTGGTTTACCGACGGCTGCAAGTCCTCTGTTGGGGTGAGCAATTTAACTTTTCTCACACCCGGCTGATGAAGCGAATCAATGATCCCTGAATGTGGAATTTCCATGCCCAGTTTACAATTCATCGCCATAAATGCATCGAGCGCTTGTAGTATTGTAAGTTCAACTTGCTGCTTGTTCGCACCTATATTTAGGTATATTTGAGCACTGAGCGCGGCTTTTGTTGGCATTACCCACTGCGTCACCACTTTATCTGTAATGGGTCGAATATCTTCATCATTTAAACGCGCATCAATATCTGCTTTTATGGCATTGGCCTGCGTTTCTGTCATTGTATTTATCAAAGCGTAGATGTTCACATACCCAGGTTGCTCAGAGTCAACATAAACGTCTTTCACCTGATCATTGGCTGATAAGGTATGATATTCATATGCACCTCTGGTTCCCGCCATACTGTAGCTTTCTAGTGACAAAGGAATGCGCTGTCGGTATCGCTCGTCGGCTTCGTCCGCATCTCTCCCTACACCAAACAAAGCACCGAGGTGATCCAAGTCATCACCTTGAGAAAATGCCAACATCACGGATTTAGCAGCATCATTGATCCTTTGACGAAGTAAAAGCTCTCGATAAGAGGCAACCTCAATTAATTTGATTGCTGGATCAGAGGCCAACAAAGCATGATCCGGCAACTTTTCGAGCAACGCTTGCTCCATTTGCTTATAAATCTCATCATAACTAAGCGCTTCAATAACCTGAGGTGGTGGCAGTTTAGCTAATTCGATGGCTGTACTCACAATTCGTCTCCTGATAATACGTTTGCACACGAACGCACATGCAATCTCATAGCTTGTGCACATGATTTAAGTGATTAATTACAAAGAATGGATTTTTAAACAGTGGCCTGTATAGGCACTAGGGGTTATTACGATTTGCACTCAACAAGGCATCGAGCTTTTTGTCGATAGAGTCGAGGCGCTTTTCGATCCGTTTTTGATCTTCCTTTCGGATCTGTTTCAAGTGCGCTAGCTCTTGGGAATTAGAAGTAATTCTTTTATCTAAGTCACTTAGGTATAAGATACTTGATACAACCAAGGCAATCGTCGTAAGAATGTGGGCCAAACTCAATTCCTTTTTCATTTGCCAGTTTTCAGGTTGTCTCACTTTGTTACTCCTTTCAACTTTTCAATGGTTCTGAGCCCAGCCAGACCTAACATGCCCAAAGTAAGCTCAAGCATCACCTCGAGTGGCAACACTGGCACACCATGCTCTGGAAATAGCCATTGCAAAATTGGATTGATCACAAAAGCAAATAAAAACCCAAGCCCACATACCCACATTAAAAATGGCCTTGCACCAGCGACAAAACGACTGCGGTGACTTGCCTGAACTGAGTTAATTTGCGCCTGTATTTCACTTTGCTTATTGAGCAACCTAGCCTTAATGACATGCTGCTCAAGCAACTCCTCTTCACTGGTGTACAGGTCGTCTATAATCTCACCAACCACTTGCAATGGTTCCTTTACACTGCCCGAAAACAAATTGGTTAACCAGTTCATGATTGCCACTCCCCGCTCAACATCTGCTGTGCTAATTCTTGCGCTCGAGTAGGTACTTGATTTGCCCAGCGGCTATCAAGCATTTCTACCGCGGCATCTTCAAACTCTCCTTGTTGCACATGAGCAAGCATTTTTTTGAATCCCATCAACCCTTGTAAGCCAATATTTAAGGCCATATTTGTCAGCACTGCGATCCTCGCTTCATTGCAATGCGAAACGTCAATACGACGCTTTACACCTGCCAGTGCATTTTGAATATCTTGCGCGAGTAAATACTCCGCCTCATCTTTATCCACTCCTTTATTGTCTAAATTTCTGCCATAACCTATCGTCAGTTTTCCTCCCGTACAGTAATACGGAAAGCGTCGATAGCCCTCATGTTTCTTGATTTGCTCAACCGTATTCATGATCGACATATGATTTCCTACTATTTAGTAGCTCAACTCCAGCATGAGCGTTCTTTCAGCCTTGGTTAGCCAAAACTCTGCCGAGCGCTTTGTATCAAAGCCAAGCATTTTTGCAGCCTGGCTCAGTTCAACATCCAGCAAATACTTTGCACGTATTGCTCGGATACATTCTGGCCGCAGTTTACTGATCAACTGCCCCAGTAATTCAATTTCTTCCGGTACATTCATCATGTCGCTGGAGAAGTAATTGGTACGTCCGCCCCCAGTTTGCTCGGTGACGGCTTGGCGGCTAAAGCCTTTACCCAGCTCTCGCTGACGCCAATATTTACCCCAACGTCTTAAGGCTGTGCGAATTTGTTTAATGGTTATTTGTGTCGCAATCATTGAGCTTTCCTATTACTTCTAATATATCGAGTGAATAAACATCTTCTACTAGACCAATCACATCATTCCATTTCGGACTGTACTCTTTATTTTCCCAGCGCCTGAGTGTGCGCTCTTCAATCCCATAATTGGCTGCAGACTCAGCTTGAGTGAAGCCGCGCATGCGTCTAGCAAAACGGAGGATCTCCGCGCCCAGCGGAGTTCGCTTATTTTTAAAAATTCTGTTTGATGAGTAACTTGACTGTGTCAT